TACGCAGGGACTTAAATCTTTGTTTGCTCATGGGGATAAAGATCCGGAAATGCCTCTGTTACGATGTCTGCGTTGATGCCTTTGAAAGGCAGCTTTTTGTCTTTAATTGAACACAACATAGCTGCGTCCTTAGGCGAGATACTCTCTAGCATCTCGATAAACATAGCTTCTCGCTTGATCTGTTTGAGATTTGGATAGAATCCTTCGATAAAGTAAGGAAGCTTTCTATGTTCGCGTATGAACACATGCTCTTGATCTGTCAGATCATTGGGCTTGTATGGTGGATTACCAGGTGGTAACAACCATTTTACATTAGGATCGAATGCACCTTGTAGAACCATTCGTAATACCGTGCTATCGTTGTGACGAAGAGCTTGTACTTTCTCTGCCTTCGTCTTTAACTTAGATACATTCTCTAAGAATTCTGCAACACCGATCACCATTCAAAACTCCGATATATTTTCCATAAGATTTTTCAACTTATTGGCGATGAAATAATTAAACAACTGCGACCTATCTTTGTTAGATTGTTGCTCATACTGCATGAGAACCTTCTCAGCTATATATTCAGGGACACAACTCAGATCGATCAATGTACGATTACGCATATAGTTACGACACTGAGGATGATCCCATTTACCGAGCAGACCGAGATCGATAAACGCATCGATCTTCTTTTGAGTCATAGGCTTCTGGCGTTCCCCAATAACAAAGCAATTATCAGGAGAAAGTATGTTAGGTACACCATCGCCGGAGTCTCCTTTCAGGATGTGCTCTTCCAAGTAACGTTCCGGATCTTCGTGTTTGATAAACTTCTTACGAACCGGATCATACTGTTTGACGTTGGGATATTTATGAAGTTGAATGAAATCTTTATCGCCTGACATGATAAGGATTTTGTTATCATGATATGTCTTGACGAGTGTAGCGATCACGTCGTCTGCTTCAGCAGACTCTACATCGATGACACGATAAGGGAAGAAGTCTTTGAGTTCCTGACGTATCTTACCGAGGCATTCGAAGATAGCTTTCCAATCGAGCTCTGACTTCTCTTGGTTCTTCTTACGATTAGCTTTATAGTAAGGAAATTCTTTCTTACGCCAAACATTTGTGTTATCACAGGCAATAACCAGTTCGCCGTACTCTTCGCCAAACTTATTCTTGAAGCCTCTGATAGAGTTGAGAACCATGTGGCGGACCATGTTCTCTTCGATCTGTGCATTTGTGTGGTTACCAAGCTGAACCATCAAGTTGGAAAGCATAACTTGGTTCAAGTCAACGATAATCATGACGATACGGTGTTACCCGTTTCCTTTCTCAAAGTTAATATCTAGACTGTCTGCTAACGTAAATGATCCGTCGTCTTCTTTGACGAATAGATTTTCTGCTACATGCTGAAGAGGATGATCGATGCCATAGTACTTGCATAAGATGGATCGTACAGTCTCGATGAGTAGTGCTCCGTCCTTCAAGTTCTGGTCATCCTCAATTTCTTCTGACATAAAGTCAAAACCAGCCAACTCGATATTAGAGAAGATCATTGGCACTATCACCGAAAGAGTCTCATTTATATGGTTAAACTTGACTTGACTGACATTCAGAGCAACTTCGATGTCATCTTTGGGACCAATGACGGGAGTTGCCCGCTTGCTTGGGAATTCAATTACGTTATTAGCGTACATTTAGTTATTATACCATGTTGGGATGGGTTGTACATATTTATTAACAGTATGTGGCAACTCGAGAACCGAACTCATAGAACGAGAAATCATAGACTTTGCAACTGGTTCCAGTCGTAATCTCGTCAATAACATCTTGTTTCTTGCTTGGATCCACATAAAACAAGAAGAACCCACCTCCACCGGCACCAAGCAACTTACCTCCTAGTGCACCTGCTTTCAGTGCTCGATCATAGATTTCATCGAAGTAACTGTTGCTGATTGAAGACTCGACAGCTTTCTTATCTAACCATGCCTCATGAAGCAAGTTGCCAAAGTCATCGAGCTTTCCTTCTTTAATAAGTCGAGCACCGACATATGCCTTGTCTCTAGATCTCTTCACGAGTTCGAACTTATCTTCTTGACTCATAGCATCTCTCTGTTTCTGTAAGATACTATTAGCATTTCGACCACGACCCGAATAGACAAGAAGCAGACGATCTTCAAGATCTCCCCACGTCTCGCGTTTATATGTCAGCGGTTTGAGATCGACAGTGCCATCGGCTTGAAACTCAAATAGATTCATTCCACCGTATGCTGATGCATACTGATCTTGCTTTCCGACAGGATAGTTGCACATATTACGTTCGATATGATATGCAGTCTGTGCTAGATACTCGCGAGTCGTCAAGCCGCTGTGTCGTTCGCCGTTAGATAATGCATTTACTAGACCAATAGTAAATGCAGACGATGAACCGAGGCCAGAACCTTTCGCTAAGATGTCAGCGATAGATGCTACAGTAACTTCTTTCTCGATGCCATAGTGTTTCAGACTCTCACGTGTGATAGCGTGTTGCATCTGCTCAACGTCTGGAAATTCCTCGATCGTGTCGTACATGATCTTTACACCCAGGTGCGGCGTCTTATGTAGCATGACATATATGAACTTATCAATAGTAACTGATAACGCCGCACCTGGGAATTTTGTATAAAACTCTGGCATATCAGAGCCACCACTAAAGAAACTAATACGCAGTGGTGTTTTGGTTACAATCATGGTGTTGTCCTATAAACAAACTTCTGTTTTGGAATTGCACGCGATGCTTCGTCGGGATACTTTTTCAACAAGTCTTTAAGCATCATTTCCCATAGATTCTTGATGCGACTGATATTGTATCTACTGTCGACAAACGTTTTATTGAAGTTCTGCATAGCTTTCTGATCACCGCTCTTTACGAAGTTGATAGCTCCGTTCAGATGGTTGATAAAGATATTAGCGTGATTGTGTTTGTCTTCGAGATCACCGTGATACATGATATTCAGACCACCTGATGTTTCAGGCAATGCACCAAGGTTAGGATGCACACAAACGAGACCAGCAGACATAGCTTCAAGCATTGCACGACACGATGTCTCGATCCAAATAGATGGATATGCAAAGATATGGCACTTATTAAGATGATCTTTTAGATCTGCGTTCGGTACAAATCCATGATAAGTCATCTTCGGATGACTACGAATGGCATCATACAACGGTTCGAACTGTTTATCAGCATCATCCCAACCATAGATCTTGAAACTCGAGAATACATCGAGATGAATATCGTCATGCATCTCACATAACTTATCAAATACGGGTACAAGAAGTTCAAGACCACGTTGTGGTGTTGATGTGTACACGAGTCTGATTGGTCCCTCAGGCTTATTGATGCATATATCAGGCGCTGGTTCGATACCCGATTCTAACACAATAGATTTAGTATCGTATGGGATACCATGGATCAACTGATAGCGTTGATACTGCCAATCGCTGATAAACACAAACTTATGAAAGCTGTCTTGGAATGTAGGGTCTTGAAACTTACGTGATTCTGGATCTTCCGCGAGATCGTGTGCCCAAAAGATACGAATCTTAGTAGGATCTAAATCACGTACACGAGACGATACGATCTGAAAGTTATCTAATAGTTCTGGATCGATGATCTGTGCAAGTTTACGTTTAGCAATCTCAGTACCTCCATTAGCATTAATGGAGATTTCATTCTCTTCGAATGCACTCATAGTTCAAATCCACTCGCTGCTGCATCTGTATGGAACATACGACACGTCTCGAGCGAGAACTGTGTCAAGTCTTTACCAAAACCCTTGACCTTCTTAATAAGATCAGGTGTCATTGTGATGATGTCTGCGCCGCAGCGTGCAGCATGTACATAGTTATAAGCTTCACGAGATGATGCCCAAAGTGTCTTGATATTTGTCTTCTTTTTAGCATCGATGCGAAGATGAGCAGCATCAAATATATCAATAGGATCAAAGCCTGCATCTGCAATACGACCAGCAAAGATAGAGAGAATATGTTCGTTCTCGCTATCGAGCGCTTCAATAACTTCATGACACTGTTCGATTGTAAACACCGCTGTCACATTGAGGTTGATACCTTCAGCAGACAACTTCTTGATGAGATCATATGTCGGCTTACCATCAGTGTACATGACTGGAATCTTGACGTACACACGATACATGACTGAATCACCCCAATCACTGATCTTGCGAGCTTGACGAATGATATTTTCTTCGTCGTCAGCGAAGACTTCTAGACTAAGCGAAGTTTCAGGTCGATTCTTTGCAAGATAAGCGATAGCAAACGTAGCGAAGTCTGTATAGTTGGTGACTCCTGCTTGCTTCATCAGTGTTGGATTTGTTGTAAAACCAGAGATAAGAGCATCATCAGCTGCAGCTTCGATACCTCTCCAATCAGCGCCATCGGCGAATAACTTAATCATTTTCTAACTCCGCTATGAGTGTTGCAGCTTGTAGAACGTTGTCTACGATATAATCAGGATAGATGTGTTCGTATTTTTCTGGAGTAGTGTACTCTTCACCGATGTAGATCGTGGTGAGTTTACTCTTGTGACCGGCGACTATGTCTTTCCATCGGTCTCCTATTATATATGATGCACCACGTTCGATCTTATAGGATTTAATCAACGTTTCAAGCATACCATTGTTTGGCTTATACCATGCTGAATTACGTTCATAAGCAATGAGTGCATCATCGATACCTAACCAGTTTACACACATACGCATCATCATAGCGAGATGTGAGTTCATCAGTTTGCCATCGTATACGTCTGGTTGGTTAGTTACTACGAATGTAATGAAGTCGTAGCTCTTCATGAGTTGTACAGCATCCTTGGATCCGTCGATGAACTTAAACTCATCGACGTGCCAAGGTGCAGTCTTTTCGTTACCACGATCAACTAGATGGTTTAGCACGCCGTCTCTATCGAAGAAGACGGCTTTGCGCATCACCACTTTGTTGCGTTTACCTGAAGGTTTGGATGTGAGACTAGACAATGCCAAATAACCGCTTGGAAAGCTTCACTGTGTGGTGTGACGCGGGAAGGTGAAAGAGCAGGAACGACTACTGCAGCATCGCAGTTTTTAGCGGCATATCCGTCTGCTTTGCCGACGATTGCGAGAGAGCAAGCGTCTACTGTTTTTGCGTACTTGATGGCTTTGATGAGGCCGACTGACACATTCCGGTCTTCATCACCTCCGCCGACGGATAGAATGAAGAGTGTGTCATTGCTGTTAAGTCTGCTAACTCTGAGATACTGTTCAAATACTGTGTCGAAGCCTTCATCGTTAGTTCTTGCAGTGAGTTCAGGTACGTTGTCTGTAGGGCAATAAGCTTCGATGCCGCAGAGCTTACGGAGGTCGTTGACCATGTGCGAGGCGTTACCAGCGGAACCACCGACTCCCAATACGAATACGCGGCCTTGACATTGATCCCTAGTAGTTCTGAGAGCATTAGCTAATTCCTCAACTTTGTTTTTATCAATGCTTGTTAAAATGTTTGATGCTTCTTGAAAGTATAGATCACTAAAACTCATAAACGACTCCTCAGTTCAGAAGAACTATAAAGATGGTATCTGGTATTATATACGATTTCGATTCCACGTTTCTCGCAGATGTCTTGACCTGTCACATACGTGTCTTTGTATTCAATACCTACAAATCGATGTGTGATAGGTTCAATGCCGAGTAAACATATGAGATCTGATTCTGTATCGTATGGAATGATCTCGTCGACAAACTTACAGCCACGCAGTTGGATGTAACGTTCATACATCGACTGTACTGGCTTTTTCTTACGATCTGGACGATCAAACGATGGATCAGAGTGCAGACCTACAATCAGATAGTCAACTTGTGACTTACACTCGCGAAGCATTTCGATATGTCCTGCGTGCAGGAGATCAAATGCACTACATGTAAAACCAATTTTCAACGGAGTCACGGGTTTCATTATTTCACCAATTCAAATGTAAAGCTTTCATAGTGGCAGCTACCAAGGTATTTAACCTTCCATCCAGTCTTATCGAGGAACTCAAGAAATGCTTTATATTCATGCTCTTGATAACCTTCATAACGACAGAACTCATCAAACATAAAGACTGAACCCTCTACTACTCTACCTTCGAGTTTTGATAAGATAGTCTTAGTAGAAGAGTAGAGGTCGCAGTCAACATGACAAAACTTAATTGGACCAGGATGTTCTTCGAGAAACTTATCGAGAGTGTCATCAAACAAACCGACAACTAATTCTACGTTATCACGTACATCGGGCAGTTGCTCTTGCTTAAACTCACCTTTAAGAATTCCAGGTCGCCAATCTTCTGGTAATCCATTAAAAGAATCAAACCCATATACTCTATCATCTGTTAAAGAAGCGATTTGATTGATTGTACGACCAGTAGCAACACCAAACTCGAGGATCAGACCTTCTCTGTCCTTAACATGATTCATAAACTGTTCGACAGAGTTATATTCTGGTTCAATCTTACCTTCTATCGAATCGTCAATATACTTTTTAGTCACGAGATTATCATATAAGTGTTGTCACCGTCCGCAGATGTGGTGTTATGATGCATGTAAGTTGCAGTGCGGTCGGCAAACCACTTCTTAAAGTACTCGCTGTTGTCGATAGTACCAAAGATCTTCTGTTGATACATGACAAGCCAGTTTTCAGAAGTAACGATCTTCTCCATGATCTTATCGCGGAAATCAAGAGGGATTTCACTGAGTGACCAAGTAGCAATCACCAGATCTGCAGGTTCAAGGTCTGCAGGGTCTGAGACGAAGTTCGCCTTGATGTCTTGATTAGAGAGATAGTAGTTCTGAATCTTCTGCACTTCAGGGAAGTCATAGATGGTATATTTACCTTTGAATCCCATATCGTGTACGACAGAACACATATCGCCATAACCGCCACCGATTTCGAGGATTGAGTTGTACTTACTCAGCTTCTCAGGTGTAAAACCACAGATGACGAGATGTGCTACGTCTTGAACTCGCTGCATGCTAGTATCGAAGTCGTCAGCAACACGCAATACATATTCGTTGCCTTCAGGTACACCGATCCAGTTTTCTTTAAGTGCGTAGTTTACGATCTCGTCTTCATATGCGGCTTTGAATGCTGCACCCATAAATCGTGCTACACGACCAG